GAAAAAGCTTTAGCATCAACTGGTGGAGCAAATACAACTCCTGTTACACCAGCAGGTAATATTGCAGGTTCGACAGCTAACGCAACTTTATCAACAGGGCAACTTGCTAGTCACAGTCACTCTCAAGGATATCAAAGAAACCCTGGTGGTAACTCTGGAGGTCCAGGAAATCTGTTCCCTAATCAAACTAGCACAGGTAATACAGGTTCTGGTTCAGGTCACTCACATAATATGAGTGCAAATTTTTCTGGAACGGAAGTTAATCCTTCTGTACTTCAACCATATTTAACAGTAATTTATATTATTAAGACATAGGAGAAAACATGGCAACAAACTCAGATTGGACAGTAATATTTGAAGACAAAACGATCATTAAACAAAATGGTGATAGTCCTACTTCTTATGAAATAAATGATGATGATTTTTGGAATGATTCTAAATGGTCAAACATTTGGGCTATTCAATATAAAGATGATAATCATGACTATAATGATTCAGTAGAATATAGAGATACAACACCACATGCTACATGGACTGCAGCTAATTTAGGTAACTTTAGAGATCAATTTGTAAACAAATGGGACGCTGTACACTTAGCTAAACTACAAATTGAATGGGATAATGATGAGAGAGATGAGTCTGAAAAAGGTGCTAGACCAACTTCATATTCCTCTTATTAATACAAATCACTTCTAGCTAACATCCAAGACGTTAAAATATATTTTTCTCCTGATAATGGAGGATTTCCTCTATGTAAATATGGAAAGTCTGCTGGCCAAATAACTATTCTTCCTTTTTTTGGTTTTACTCTTTTTGAAAAATGAAGAAATTCGGTTTCTCCTCCTTCTTCAACATCATTTAAATAAATACTCCAAACAAGGGCCCTGTGATTATATGTTAAACCATGAGTTTTTTCTATATGCCACGAGTGATAACCTTGTCCTGGTAAAGTTTTTTGAATTTTCATTGGAGTATAATGTAATTTTTCTACTTCAAAAGCAGATAAAGCACCTGTCATTTTTAAATAATTTTGCAAAGCCATGTCAAAATTTAAAATTAAAGGTTTAAAAGTATCTATCCAAACGTCTATTTCTCTATAACTACCAAAATATTGTTTGTCTTGTTTTCTATCTATATTTTGATTTTCAAAAGCCATTCTATCAAATGTATTATTAAACTTATTTTGTTCTTCATAAAAATTTATAGCTTCATCACAATATTGTGGTAATATATAACCATCATAAACACCTATAAAATTTTTAATTTCTACTTTTCTATTTTCCATTATTTATCCTATCATAGGCATGGTTTTTAAAAGGACCATTTTGATTTACATAATGTAAAAAAACTTGGGCCATACCATTTCCTTTATATACACCAGGACGTCCATGCTTTTGTTCACATCCTGAATATAATAAACCATCGCCTTCATTTAATTCAAGTTTTTCTTTTTCAATAATTAAAGGCCAATTATCATATTTTTTTATACAAGCAGTAATAGATATTTCACAAGCAGGTCTGTCAGTATGTTGTTTTAAATTTGCACCAAATACATAATATCTCCAATAAGCGTAAGTTGGAAATAATTTTAGATTAGTTTTTGTTTCAACTAAATTTAGTTTGTTATACAAAATAGAATTCATTAAGGGATCATTGTACCAAGCAGGAGAAAAAGATTGTGAATCAATTGTAAAATCTTTGTGTGCATCTAATTTGTTGTCACAATATCTTTTAAAAAGATCTAATTCTTTTTTGTCAAAAAAGTCTTTTATAATTTTATATTTTACTGGAGCCATGCTACTATACTATATCTTGTGCCTTTCGTTATTGGCTGAATACTATGAGGGTACATAAAGTTACTTGGAAAAAATACAATTGACCCTTTACCTAATTTTAATTTCATAGTTTCTTTTTCTTTTTGATCAAAGAAAACTAAATCACCTCCTTTATAACTATCATTTAAATTTATTATAATACTTAAATGTCTAGCTACGGTTGTGTAGTGATCTGTGTGCACTTCATATTTATTGTTTGAATTATATTTTAAAAGATCAATTTGATTTATTTTCGTGCTTTTCATTTGTGGAAATTTTGCTTTGTAAAAATAAAAAAGTCTTTCAATTTCACTTTTTATAAAATTCCAATAAAACATATTGGAAGGGTTATCAAAATTTAAATGATATCCATTTACATTTCTTATATCTTTTATTAAACCGCTTTCTACTGATAAATTATATTTGGCTCTGTGGTTAATAAACGGAATTAATTTGTCAATAAACTTTTCATTTACAACATTGTTTAAATGCATGACTGATTCTAAATAATTCATTTTTTCTATGGTGTATATAAATAATTTATTTTGCTATTTTGTAAAGTAAGTATTGCGTCATCAAACGATTCTACTATAGGCCAACCTTTTAGATTAAAAGAAGTGTTCAATAAAATTGGAGTGTTAGTTTTATCATAAAATAATTTGATAAGATCATAGTAATTAGGATTTTGTTCTCTTTTTAAAGTTTGAAATCTACACGTATTATCTGCGTGTACACAAGCTGGCACTTCATCAAGTGCTTTTTGTTTAGCATCAATAGCAAATGTCATATATGGTGATTCATCTAAAGTGTGCATATTTAAATAATCGTGTCGATGTTCATAAAGTATTGTAGCAGCCGTAGGCCGCCACCATTGTCTACCTTTTATTTTATTTATTATTTCTTTTGCGTCTTTATTGCGAGGATCAAATAACATAGAGCGATTACCTAGTGCACGTGGTCCCCATTCAGAGTGATTTTGAAATATAGCAACCACTTGTTGATCTAATATTTTTTCTATTGTTTCTTCTTTAGTTTTTAAAATCTTTTTCATATTGATATGTTGCATAAGCTGCGCCTACTGCAGTACCTCCATCGTGAGCAATTGGATCTACAAAAAAATTTAACTCTGGAAATAATTTAACTAATTTAAAATTATTAGCACAATTTAAATGATATCCTCCAGACAATATAATATTTTTACAGTCACTATATGTTTTTGCTTTTTTAATAAATTCAATTCTTTCTTCTAAGCTTTCTGTTTGTGCTTTATCAGCACATTCAAGAGCATGTCTATCTATGTCAGTATCTTTATTTTTATACGCTGCCATACCCATAAGTTGTCCTTCAGAGTGAGCAGGAAAACCAGCTTCTATCATATAATCATAATATTTTACACCACAACAAACAATATTACTTACTCGTACATCTGTATTTTTGTTTTTCCAATGTGTTTCGGATGGAATATATTTAAATTTTTTAAATGCATCAGTTCTCGCATTAGAGTAATGTTGATAAAAACATTTTAAACTATCATTATTTATATGATATACAGACTCCAAAGCTTCAAAACCATATTCAACATATCCATTTAAAAATTCTCCTCCACCATCACACACTAAAATGAGGGCTTCGTTAAAATCACTAAAATAAAATCCACACAAAGCATGTAAAAGGTGATGTTCACCAAAATAAAATTTGAATTTTTTAAATTTTACTTGTTTTAAAATATTCTCAATTATGTGTTTTTCTATGAGTGCATCTCCACGCCTATCGTTAGAAACAAAAGATATTTCATCAAATAAAATATTATTAAATTTTTTTAAAGCTAAATATTGATAATCTTCTTTATCTAAAGGATGATAGGGATGAAAATGTTTTATTTTATTGAACCTATCTTCTTCATAATATTCTTTAAGAATACCATCTTTTAGATAAGCAAAAGAACAATTATGTGAGAGATTTACACCTAATATCTTACTCATTTTTCAACTTTCATTATGTATTAAACTATTATATAACGCACTATATGCTACAAAAATTAAATTTCAAGCCAGGTTTTAATAAGATGATAACAGAATCCGGAGCCGAGTCTCAATGGGTTGATGGTGATTTTGTCAGATTTAGGTATGGTCTACCTGAAAAAATAGGTGGTTGGAACCAACTAACTGCAGCTAGTAAAACTTTACCTGGAGCAGCCCGTGCACAACATACTTGGACCAGCATTGCAGGTGAAAAATATGCAGCTATAGGAACTTCACAAGGTTTATTTTTGTATTACGGAAATGATTTTTATGATATTTCTCCGTTAGATACTGCAATAACTTCCTGTACGTTTACATCTATAACCGGATCAGCAACTGTCACAATTAATAAAACATCTCATGGTTTATCTGCAGGCCGATATTTTACATTTACTTCTGTAACTTTACCTGGAGGCGGTGCTACAGGATATACAGCAACAGATTTTACAACAGGAGCTTTTGAAGTTGTAACAGCTTCAACGAACAGTTTTACAATTACGATGGCATCAACAGAATCTGGAACTGGAATGACAGCAGCTGGCTCTACATCTGTTAATCCATATGTAGAAGTTGGACCAACTTTTCAAACTGCAGGTTATGGTTGGGGCACAGATACTTGGAGTACGTCAACGTGGGGAACAGAGAGAACAATTAGTAACGTGATTCTGGAACCAGGAAACTGGAGTCTTGATAATTTTGGAGAAGTATTAGTTGCAACTATTGCAGGTAATAAAACATTTACATGGAATGCAGGTGCATCGAACGCAAGGTCAATCAGAGCGTCAACCACAACTACCAATTTTCAAACAACAAACAACCCAACGTCATCTAGACTGACACAAGTCTCTGATAGAGATAGACATTTGTTTCATTTTGGAACCGAAACAACAATAGGAGATACCACTACAGTTGATCCTTTGTTTATAAGATTTTCTAATCAAGAAGATTTAAATACTTATGCACCAACTGCAGTAAATACAGCAGGTAGTTTTAGATTAGACAAAGGAAATAAAATTGTGGGCGCTGTATCCGGTAAAGATTATACTTTAGTTTTAACAGATAGCTCTGCATACGTAATTCAGTTTGTTGGCCCACCATTTACATTTAGTGTTAAACAAGTTGGTACAAACTGTGGTTTGATTGGTCAAAATGCTTTAAGTTATTCTGACGGTATAGTGTTCTGGATGTCAGGTGAAGGTGGATTTTTTGCTTACGATGGTACAGTAAAATCGTTACCTTGTTTAGTTGAAGACTTTGTATTTAGCACTGATGGTGATAATTTAGGAATTAATTTTAACGCAAGTGATATTGTCTATGCAGAACACAATACACTTTATAGTGAAGTAAATTGGTTTTATCCAAAGTCAGGATCTGATCAAATAGATAGAGTGGTTACATATAATTATGCAGAACAAGTTTGGACTACGGGATCATTAGCTAGAACAAGTTATGTTGATACAGGTGTATTTGATGTGCCTTACGCAACTGAATATAATAAAACTGGAACACCTGTATTTCCTGATATTCAAGGTATTACAAATAGATTTGGAGCATCAATTTACTATGCTCATGAAGTAGGAACTGATCAGGTAAATTCTTCTGGTACAACAGCGATTCCAGCATTTATACAATCTGGAGACTATGATATTACAGCAAGAAGAAGTGCATTAGGAGGCTCAACCGGTCTTGTAGATTATAGAGGAGATGGTGAGTTCTTTATGTCTGTTAAAAGATTTATACCAGACTTTGCTGTCCAAACAGGTAATACTAAGATCACATTATTACTAAACGATTATCCAAACAACTCAGCATCTAGCTCACCGCTAGGTCCCTTTACAATTACATCATCTACTGATAAAGTAGATACACGTGCAAGAGGAAGACTCGTAGCACTGAAAATAGAGAACGACGGCACAGGTGAAACTTGGAGATATGGAACTCTGAGACTTGATGCACAACCGGATGGAAGAAGATAATGTCAATTGCACAATTTTTAACTGAAGAAAATTTACAACGATTACTTAATCAACAGCTTGCAGAAGATCAAGGTGTAGCTAGTTTATTACCATCTAACGTTTCTCCTTTTTTTAGAATGGACGCAACAGGTGGAGTTGTTCCACAACAATATTTTAGAGAACTTACTGGTCCACAAATTGATTTTGGATCTACCTTTAATACACCTGATTTAACAAGTAATATTCCAACAATTCAAAATCCAGGAATTCCATTATTACAAAGTTCACAAGATGATTTAGAAGAATCTGCTATATCAGAATTTGCAGAAGGACAATTAAAACAATCACCTACAGGTATTGCAAGATTATTTGAATTGTTAGGAAACATTCCAACACCATTTAATTTAGTAAGACGTGGTTTAGAATCTTTAAGGGGATTAAATCAAAGAATACAACAATCAGATTTTGGTCAATCAAAAACTTTAATGGATTATTTAGATGCTAGAAAGTATGGTGGTCGACAAGCAAGAGATGATGCGGCTGCGAGAAATATGGCTCAAGCAAGGGGTCTTCAAAAGAAAATAGATAGAGGTGAATTTGGAACACGTGATACATCTATAGACAGAGGAAGAGGATCTATACCTAGTCGAACAACTAGTGCACCTAGAAAAACATCTTCATCGTATTCAGCTGCTAACAGAGCTTTTGCGGGGAGCAGATAATGGCCAGAATAACTTCATACATACCTGAACCTAAACAAGAATACGATGTTGAAAACCAAAGACAAATTCTTCGTGCAATTGATACAATCAAAAGTGAATTAAACTTTTCATACCAACAAGATTTGAAAAATGAAGAAGACGCAAAGGAGTGGTTCTTAGGTGGCTAATTTTTTTAAAAGCGAAACGTTTGATTTAACGACAACTAATTTAACAACTGTGTTGACAATAGCAACATCAGCAGTTGCAATTGTTAGATCTGTACAAGCAAGTCATGATTCAGCTAGTAATGTTGATGTAGATTTATTTTTAAAAAAATCAGGTGGTTCAGATGTTGAAATAGCTCATGCACAATTAAATAAAAGCACAACAAATCTAGCACAAAATGTTATAAACTTAGAAGGTGGAGACATATTAAAAATACAAGCGGGTACAGCAAATGAGATCACTGGACAAATCAGTTATCTTCTGATAGATAGATCTCAAGAAAATGGATAAAGATATACCGAAAATAGATTGCACTACAGTTACTACTTGGCGTAATAAAAAAACTGGTGAAGTTTTTAAAGAAAAGAAAGAAGGACCTGATATTGTACAAGACGTAACAGTTACAGTATCACCGAAAGGCTTAGATATGTTACAGAAAGTTATGAAAAATGATGATAAGAAATCAAACACCTAAAGGTGGCACAGAATTACAATTTGAGTTTTTACGTAAACACGTAGATCCTGCAGTATTAGATCAAGTACAGATATGTACATCGGTGCCTGAGAAAATTAAATTACATCCAACTAAGGTAAATATACTTTGGCAAAAAAATTCTTACGATCAACCAAATCTTGCACCATGGTTTCAGAATAAATCTAATCATGATAAATACGACTGGTATGTTTTTAATAGTCATTGGAGTTATGAAAAGTTTAGAACGTATTTTAAATTACCAACTGAAAGATGTGTTGTTATAAAAAATGGTATAGAAAAAATAGAACCTATACAAACAACATACGAAAAAGGAAAAGCAATTAGAATTATACATCAAAACACACCATGGAGAGGACTCAATGTTTTGTTAGGTGCAATGCAATTAGTAAAAAATCCATTGATTACGTTAGATGTATATTCTTCTACAGAAGTATATGGCAAAAGCTTTTACGAACAGAATGACAAATACTATCAAACACTTTACGAACAAGCAGATGCATTACCAAATGTAAATTACATAGGTTATAAGTCAAACGAATACATTAGAGAAAATCTAAAGAACTATAGAATGTATGCATACCCAAGCACGTTTGAAGAAACATCTTGTATATCTTTATTAGAATGTATGGCAGCTGGATTATATTGTATCACAACAGATCTTGGAGCATTGTTTGAAACAGGTGCTGAGTTTCCAATGTACATTCCGTACACCGATAATTATAAATTACTTGCTAGTAAGTTTGCTCAAGGTATAGAAGCAGCAGCTGCATCATTAGAACACGAAGCAATAAACGATCATTTAAAGTTTCAAATAAAATACACAAACAAATACTACAACTGGAACAAACAAGGTGTCGCTTGGACACGATTCTTACAAGGAGCAATCAATGCAAAACAATTTCC